TTATTTTTCAGTAGTTTCTGAATCTCCTAATACTGTCATCCAATAACTTGATATCTCGTAAGCTGTTCTGTAGTGATCACTACCAATGTCTTCTCGCTTTTGATATTCACGGCTTTGCAAACGACCTTTTAGTCTTATTAGTGTACCTGCATCATGTTTAGATAAATATCTTGCATTTCGTGACCAGAAGATACAAGGGATGTAAGATGTCCTTTTAAATCTTCTGTTTACAGCAATAATTGCATCACAAATTTCTCTTCCTAAAGGTGTTGTTCTAAATATCGGTTGCTTAATCAAAAATCCTTCCAGCTCAACCATATTAGTTGGATAGTAATCGTCTTGATCAATAACTTTAATTGCATTTGAAAAAATGTATACACATAAATGAGATCTATTTTGCTCATCATGTTGATTGTATGTACGAATTTCTCCTTCAATGTTGATAACTGTTCCTAACATTAAGTTGTTCAGATCAATTAATCTTTCTGAGACCATAATCCGAGCTTTATCAATCACGCCACTTTTACGTTTTACCCCGAGCTCAAACATATAAAATTTCTCACTTTTCCATTCATGATTTTCTCTAATCTCAGATTGAATTTCTCCTGTTAACTGTACTTTATTTAAATTTTCCATTTATTAGTTCCTTTCATTCTCTATTCCTTTCAGGATTTCTACAAAATTTTCCCTGCATGGCACCTTATAAATTTCCAGATCCGAAGATGTCATATATTTATGCCCGTATAGCTGTTTCATAGATTTCCAGATATTCCATGGAACTCTGTAAAAATCTTTTAGCTGTATACAAACCATTACATATGCAAGGCCACCTAAAATTTGAAATCTCTCAAAATTTTTTGACTGTGTTTCTGTTACAGCATTTTGCATGATTCGATCATGATCTGTATATTTTGCTTCAAAAATGATACCCTGACCATTCATCATAATTCCTTTATAATCAGGTTGTGCACAATGTATAAAGTGTCCCTCAAATCTGCCTTTTCCAAGATTTCTAGTTACACGAAAAGGTTCTGGAGTCTTTTGTATGTCAGCAATTCCGGCTTTGCGATATGCATCACATGCATTAGAAAGCATAACTTCCCAAGCATCACCCATAGCTTTACTTCTTGCTCCACGTAGTTTATTTTGGTAATCTTTTGTTTGTTTCGTCTGCCAATACGGCATATTCCAATTTGTCATGACATCACTCCTTATATCTTTCCTGCTGCCATATCTATTTCAGCTTGATATGCTTCTGCATCGTCAACTGTCGTAATTCCACGCTTTGTAAAATTGCGTAGTATCCCTAAGACATAATTCCAGGTCATTGTTCCAGACATATAAGCTATATCCATTGCATGTTCCAATAATTCGACTTTAGTATCATCTGGGCCAACAGTAGTTTTCTGATCAATACTTTGTTTTCTGTAAACAAGACTACGAACAATCTCTAGATCTTTGTCTGTAGAGTTTCTTCCAAAATATTTTTTAACAAGTTCTTGAATTTTTTCCTGTATATCTTCGGTCTCAGGTGTGCGCTTATATATATCACCATCATCATTCATAGTATTATTATTATTTAATGTGCACATTATGTTACGTAACTGCCACACTTGTGTAACGAGTTGTGTAACGGGATGTGTAACAGGTTGTGTAACATAATGTGTATTAAATGGATTTATTCTATATTTTCCACTTTGACCCCGGTTGCCCTTCTTGTACACGATTCGTCCAGATTGAATTAAGACATTTCTCATTCTGTCTAATTGCGTCCTGGAGAAGTCCAGTACCGATGTGAGAGATCCATTGGAGACCGTAAATTCAACTGGCCAATAATATTTTCCATCAATGTTAACCGCACATCCGTTGTTAATATTCATTAATAGGTGCCAAAGCGCTTGCGCTCCCGCAGGGATAGGTTTAAAGCGAATCCATTCATAAAAACTATTCACTTCTTCTATGTAATTCATGTTAACCTCCCTGCCTGATATTTTTTATTTGAAGAATTGATGATCTTCCTGGAAGCTTGCTTCTGGTTGCTGATTTTCTTCAGATATATTTTCTTTATTATCGTCATCATTACTTTCTTTTAAATCCTGTTCAGATACAATATTCTCATCTGTAACAGCATCTACACATTCTTTTGTACCATCTTCATTTATCATTGCCATATCGGATTCCATAGCATTTTGCAGATCGATAGACATGATGCCCCATTTACTAATCAACTGACGTAACATCGTTTTATACGCCATTTGATCAAAATCCTTGTACCAATGGGAAGAATACATCCATGAATCTTTTTGATCATAATTTCCGGCTTCATAATCTTCAAAAGAGACTTTTTCTTTTGCTCCGTACTTTGTATTGATCTGTGTTGCTTCTTTTGAAAATGCTGCTGAATATTTATCCGCATGTGCCATCATCTGTCTCTTTGACCAATAAATTGCTTTTCTGAATCCATTAGTCAATTCAAAGCTTGCATAATATCCCATTGTTGGTGCTTCTTCTCGTTCATCCCATTTGTCAACCATCAAATTAATTTTGATTTCTTCATTAAGGGGATCAAAATATTCAAGTTCACCTTCCTTTATTGCCAGTACATTTAGCTTTCTATACTGCCCTGATCTGATCGCAAGCTGAATATATCCTTTGTATCCCAACTGAAATTGAGCAATTTTTCCATACTTCTTATCATTAAAAGGTACAAGATAGTAATGCCCTAATTGTGGAGAAGGTGATAATTTTAATGATTCCCCTAGCAAAGCTCCTGAAAGAATAGATTGATTTGTACATTCTTTCAGTGATTCATTGTTGTTTACTGCTGAAATCACTCCTGTGATAAAACGCTGTCTATTGTCCTTTCCCAACGCCTGATCAATGTTAGATATTACAGCCATACTATTAAGGAATGTTGTGATTCCTGTTTTTGGGGGCTGTGTTTTTGTTCTGTTTGCTAAACTGTTTCCAACTGCCATCTTATAACTCCTCCTGTTCCAAAATTTCAAATTTCTCGCATACTTTTGTAACCAAATTTAGTCTTGCATTAACTTCTTTAAAATTATGTTCTTTCACAACACATCGAAATGTAATTGCACGTGTTCTTTCTTTGATTGACTCTTTTTTTTCATTACCTGCAGATACAATCTTTTTGATTTCTTCTCTCATTGCTTTCTGATCTTTATCTTTTTTCTGTTTCTGCTGCTCTTCGAATAAAGCCTTCTTTTTTTCTGTTTCCTCTAGCTGTTGCTTTTTATTAACTGCTTCTGTAAGATCAAAGTTCTTCAAATATTCCTCTTTCATTTCATATGCATAAGGACTTGTATCCGCGTTGATCACTACCAGGTCATTATCAACCTTGTCTCGAATCTCAGTAATTTCATTTGTGATTGATTTAAATGATGTTGACACGTTTAGCCAGGAATCTTTAAAAATCTTGTCAAACGTTACTACGTCAGCGAGTCCGCCGATTGTTTTTGCATAGATTTCTTTGACCTTTTCAAGTTTTTCCTGTCTTGTTGCTTCTTCGTATCCTTTGATCTGCGTATCAATATTCGTAATTGCTTTATTAACAATACCAATCAGTTCTTTCTCTTGTTTCTCAAATGCTGAATATGGTTCTGTAATCTGTTTTTTAATTTCTTTTCGTTTGCTCTCTAAAGCTTCCACAAATTTATTAAGATTTGCACGATCTTTTTTTGCATCTTTTACTTGATCTGCTGTATAAACCAGATTCATGTAATCATTTACTTTTCCCTGGATCTCTGTTTTTAACTCTTCATAGTTCCAGTCAATCTCTTTCAGAAATCCATCTTCCTGTGGATTGTATATCTTAAGTTCCATACATTTCTCCTTTTTATATTTCCGGAAGGATTAAATGTGGCTGCTGCCTTTTTACGACATTCTGCCAGAACTCTTCTTCCGCTTGTTTTAATATCTCAATATCTTCTTCTACGTCTGATCGCTCGATATGGTAATCTTTTGTCTCCAATCTGATCTGACCCTGCCATACTGATTTAAGTTGTGCTCTCAGTTCAACAAACTCATATTCAGTAACTAACAGATAATGCAACACCTGTATGTAATAGTTGTCCGGAATCTGATCTCTCCATTTTTCACGCTGCATACTTTGCAGGATATTAGTTGTCTTGATTTCTAAGATTCCTTTGCGACCATCCTGATCGGTTAGTTCTCCATCCAAAGATGCATGTGCCCATGGAGACTTTTCATTCTGGATCATGTTGTCTCCGAAGTACTCGACCTTGTACTCTGGATGGTCAAGTGCGAACAGCGATCTAAGCAACGGCTCCGCATCATGTCCATACCTTACATAATCTTCTCCGGAGATATCTGCAGGTACTCTCTGTCCTATTTTTTCTAAGTATAGATCAACGTTAGTTTTATAAGGGCTAATACCTAACACTGCAGATGCATCAGATCCACCAATCCCATGCCTTGCATTTAACCAGGAATCAAAGGAATCGAACTGGATCCGTTTGATTCCTTTGCTAATCTCAATCTCCTGCATCTTTAAACCTCTTTCCCAATTCTTTTAATTTAGGAAAGACAAGATCAAACTGTTCTTCTGACATTTCACAAAACTCAATTCCTGCATTTCCATACTTCTCTCCAATGATCAAAACATTTCCAAGAATCGGGTATCCATGGCGATCTGTCTCATACAGCCATGAAGCTATCTTATTTAATTTGGTTTTGTCACAGTGAAAATAAAATTCTTCATCAACCAACATGCTTACTTTTGATCCTGGTACATTTTTAATCTCAATTCCTGCACCGATCTCTGTATATAATCTCTTGGGCTGTACATGTTCAATTAGCTCACATCCATTCCCGATGTGTTCTCTCAACTTTTTCCATGATTTAAGTCCCCCATCTGGATATTCCAGCTCTTTTACCTCATTATCAGTTGTGATCAGAATCATCTTTCCCATTGTCGCTTCCTCTTCTTTCTTCTAATAATCCCATCAATTTTTCTTTCAGATACCCTGCTTCGATTATACAGTTCGGATTGTCGAGAAACAGCATTGTACTGTAATCTGGTCGCTGTTCTGCACTAAAGCCATTTTCCCAGATCTTAACGCTTAGCACTGCGGTGGCTCCGTGATATTCAACGTATACACACGGAACACCTGGCTCTCGCCAATCTATCCAGTCTATAGTTCCATCTGTCATTTCTTGCAGTCGCAAAGATAGATCAAAGATCTCAATTGCTGTTTTTCTGATTTCACTTTTCTTCTGATCTGTGTTATACTGTTCTTGCTTGTTTAGCAATGTGCCTAATGGAGTTGCCGCTCCGTGGGCACTTTTTTCTTTCTTATCTATCAAATTTCTTCACTCCTTCCTCAAATACTACTGCTGTGATCAAACATACCGCAGCTAATTCTTTAAAGATTCCAATTGCGATCAGCACTGCTGCCGTGCAGATCATGGCTTTTGTTTCTGTATGCATCTTTATACTCCTTTCTTAAAATCCAAAGCGTTTATCAAAATAGCTTTTCTGGATTTTTCCTGCAATCGGTGACATATATCCATTGTCTTCTAGCTCTTTGCGAAGTTGTTTGATTACCCGATATGCGGTTGTCTGTTTACATCCAAGCATCTTCATAACATCCTGGCAATCATACATTTCGATCTCTGTAACCATTTGTTCTTGCATAATTTGTTCCTCCTATGTTTCTCTCTGCCCAGCATTTTAAACTTTGTGCTACTGATGATACTTTGTCTAATGTATCAATGATAAACTGCATCCGCGGCCTTTCGTCTTCACTGATCACGCCATCTTCTGTAATAGTAATCAGCTGGTCCTGAACATTTCCAAGATTTCGAAAGATTGCAACTGCTTTTATTGTGAGCCTGTCCAAATCTTCGATATCATTAATTTCAGGAATATCTGCTCCTAAAGGACAGATATGTTTGCAATAATAATTCCGAAGCTCCGGAGCATGATAAGCCGTTGACATTAATTCAACACTCTCTGGAGGAATTCTCTTTGTAACTCCTAATTCATAATCAGCTAGTGTCGACGGATGCATCATCAGGATTTCAGAAGCACTTTCTCTGGATCTTAGGTTTCTGTTTTCTTTTGCCGCCTTAATTCTTGCTACATACCAAACGCTTTCTTCTTTTGCATCTTTTTTCATCTGCTGTACCTTACCTTTTTTACCAGACGACTTAAATACACTGGCCAATGTTATTTTTAATATTCAATTTTCAACAATTAACAAATCAATATTTTTTATCAAGAAGAACTTTCTATGTTTTTAGCAGTTGTGATGTTGTGCATTTATAGGGATCATACCAACATATTCAAGTGGCCAGTGTGTTTAAGTCGTCTGTGTATTAAAATCTTATATTTAGCTACTATGTTTTTTCATAAATCTTGCCCTCTGATCCTATGTCGCAATATTCCAACAATATTTACAATTAAATCAGAGTTAAATTTTGTGATTATAAGTACATGCTGTTCTTTGGTGGTTTAATACCCAGAATACCGCTGATCTTGCTTACAGCTTCTTCTCCGTATTGTCTGCCATTGAGCAGCGCTGATACATATTCTCTTGTGTATCCTGTTGTTGTTGCTAAGTCTCCAAAATTCATGTCTTTATCGATGAGAGCTTTTCTTGCTCTTTTGCACCAAGGTGGTAATACTTTTCCCATTCAATAAGCCTCCTTTCTGTTTATGTTTTTAATTTACAAATGTAAAATAAAATGATAAAATGTAGATTAATCAATTATCATTATTTGAACATCTGCCATTAATGTAAAAAGGCAGCGATCAATGATAATATCGAAATAAATAATGGAAATTTTGGATGTTTGAGTAACAACTTATCAAGTCTTCTATCTATAAGATCAAGGATGAATAAAATTGGTATTAGGCAGATAATTATCGCTATTCCTGCATAAAACCAAATAAACTGTAAGCTCTTGATCATATAGTGTAGTAATACTTGAAAAAATCGGATCATTTCAACACCTCCTTTTTCATTTTTTATTTCACATTTGTAACTTATATTTATATAATACTAGCCAAAAACCTATATGTCAATAGTTTTTCGGCTAATTAGAGGTGATTTCTATTGTTAACTGAACGAATAAAAGAAAAAGCAACACCATTAGGCTATTCTTTTGCTAGTATAGAGCGCTCTATTGGCTTAGGAAATGGTGTAATTCGTAGATGGGACACTCGCACACCATCTGCCATTAATCTTAAGGCTGTAGCCGATTTATTGAATTGTTCTATGGAATACTTACTCACAGGAGAAGATAATAAGAATGAAACATCAAATATTACTTCTTCTACTTCTGACCAAGAATGGTTAGATCTGATACATCAATTACCGGAAGATGTACAACGAGAATACAAAGCCGAGATCAAAGGCTATATAAAGGCACTTAATAAAGAATCCGGAGAAATGCCGGGAAAATCATTAGCTTAGAGTGGTACCTAAGCAATGTACATAAGAGAAAAGAAAATAAGAGTGAAAGGTAATTAAATTGGTTATTCAAAGAATTGTCACACTATTAAAAGAGAAAGAACTTAAAAAATCAGATTTATGCAAATATTTGGGGATAAATAATAGCACAATGGCTAACTGGCAATCTAGAAACACAGATCCACCTTCCAAATATATAATTCCAATATGCGAATTTTTGGATGTTTCACCGTATTATTTGCTTACAGGAGAAGACTCTAATAAAAATAATAACTTCATTTCTCCTAGTGATCAAGAAGTGTTGGAGTTGTTGCACCAATTACCAAAAGATGTACAACAGGAATATAAAGCAGAAATCAGAGGATATGTTAAAGCCGTTAATAAAAAAATATCAAAAAAATCATTGGCTTAGAATGCAATATCCAAACTTTTTATAAAATTGAGGTGGGTCAATTGACACCAATAGACAGAATTCTAAATTTGATGGAACAAAATAATGTAACTGCTGCCACTTTAACAAAGGAGATTCCGCTAACCAATGGTGTTATCTCTCAATGGAAACGCGGAAAGCAAAATCCATCAACTGATTCGATTATAAAAATTGCTAATTATTTTCATGTAACAACAGATTATATACTTTTAGGAAAACAAAATTTAAAAACAGGAGATGGTTATTTGAAAGAAATAAATGAACGAATAACTAATTTGCTTTCTTCCAATTCGGCTTTTTCTCAAAAAGATTTAGCTAATTATATTGGAAAACAACCAAGTACACTCAGTAATTGGTTATTAAAAGATCGCGAAATACCATCAAGTTATTTGATACCCATTTGCGAATATCTTAACGTTTCGCTGAACTATCTTTTAACTGGATCAGAAATAGAATCATCAAACGTAACTACTTCTGCTTCTGATCAAGAATGGTTAGATCTGATACATCAACTACCAGAAGATGTACAACGAGAATACAAAGCTGAGATCAAAGGCTATGTAAAAGCACTTAATAAAGAATCCGGAGAAATGCCGGGAAAATCATTAGCTTAGAGTGGTACCTAAGCAGTATACATAAAAAGAAAAACATTAATATAAAGCACAAGGGGATATAATGGGTTTATTAAATTCACTGTTTGGAAATAACGAACTAAATGATAAAATTCAAGAATTAGAGACTGTCAATTCTGAAATGGAAGCAAAAATTGCGGATCTTGAAAACGAAAAATCAAAATTAGAATCATTTCTAACACCAGAAATGAAAGATTTGGAATCATTAAAAAAACAGATTGCTGAATCCCAAGTTGAATTTGCACATCAAAAAATAACACAAGAACAGCTTTTAAAAGAACAATACGATAAATATATGGATGAAATATCTAAACAAAAGTCTCTTATTCTTGCTTACAATGATGAAATCAATGAGTTGAATTCAAATATAAAAGATTTAAAAAAGGATATCATTACATTTTCTGACGAGATCTTAGTTCAAGATTTTGGACTATATGAGCCACGATACTCTTTTATTAATGCAGATGCTTATAAAGCTGAACTTACAAACATCCGTAACAAACAAAAAGCTATGATCAAAGATGGTTCTGCTGTATCTGGTAGTATAGACTGGCAAGTAAATGGTAGTGCTGCACAGGGTCGTAAAATGATAAAAGACATGCAAAAACTACTGCTTCGTGCATTTAATAGTGAATGTGATGAAATTATTAATAAGGTAAAATACAATAATTATGACACATCTGTTAAAAAGATGGAACGAAGTTTTAACGCTATTGCAAAATTAGGAATAACAATGTCTATTTCTATAACTTCTAATTACTATGATCTAAAGATTCAAGAGCTTCAATTGGCATTGGAATATCAGATTCAAAAGCAACGTGAGAAAGAAGAAAAAGCTGAATTAAGAGCTCAGCAGCGTGAAGAAGCCCGATTACAAAAAGAACTTAAGGAACAACGCAAAAATATCGATAAAGAACGTAAGCATTATGAACAGGCTCTTTCTAATATTAACAAGCAAATATCCTCTTCTTCTGATGAGAATATCGAAGAGCTGAATAAAAAGAAGGAAGAAATTATACAATCCCTATCCGATATTGATACTAAAATCAAAGATATTGATTACAGAGAAGCCAACCAAAAGACTGGATATGTTTATATAATTTCTAATATTGGATCATTTGGTGAAGGAATATACAAAATCGGAATGACACGAAGGTTAAATCCTCAAGAACGAGTTGATGAACTTGGTGATGCTTCTGTTCCTTTTAAATTTGATGTACATGCTATGATATTTTCAGAAGATGCTCCAGCACTGGAAGCAAAATTACATAGAGCTTTTGAAGACCGAAAATTGAATCTTGTAAATCAAAGAAGGGAATTCTTTAAAGTTTCTTTAGATGAAATCAAAGAAGTCGTCAAAAATAATTTTGATAAAACAGTTGAATTTGTTGAGGTTCCAGATGCTGATCAATACAGAATTTCTCTAAAATTACGAGAGGAGCAAAGTGAACAGTGAGCTTCTTAGATTTGTTCAGAAAAAATAAGTCAAAAAACAATACCATCGATTCTCTGCGGACATCAACTTCTTCTGATGATAGTAAATCTAATAATCTGGAACATATCGATGATAATGAAAGAAAAATTGCCATAGAGAGAAAGAATTTTCATAAAGCTGTATTCCTGAACAGATACAGTACAGGTGTTCATATCATGAGAGATACTGAATATCCACGATATTTTTATTATGATTTTGGTATCAAAAGTCCATCATCATTTCACAAAAAACTTATTAGAGAAGGATATTATAGTCCATCTGAGATATCGGACATACTCGAGTCTATGAGAATTTCGGATTTAAAAATAGTTCTTAAAAACTTGAATACTACAATAACAGGTAAAAAATCAGAATTGATAAATAGAATTCTTAATTCAACTTCTTCTGACCATCTTATGCTTGTATTGCAGAGTGATGGCACAGAATTTTATTCATTATCTGATAAAGGTAAAAAATTTGTTAAAAAACATGCTGACTATATTCTCTTATTTAAGCATAGAAATAAATTGCATATCGAATTTGAAGATTATATATCTGCCAAAAAATTCCTTCCAGGAACAAACAATTTTTATTTTGTGATTCAATCTATATTAAAAGATCAAGAATTCGAAAATTGGAAAAATAATAATTATGGATCTTTAGCTTTTGCCTATCAAAATATGGGAGATATATCATCAGAGATAAGCAACTCGGAAGAAACTCTTATATATTATTTAAAAGCTTTATATCTTCAAATTATATCTGCTAATTATCAAAATTTATTATTATACAAAGAAGGAGTATATTCTAGATATGATTGCAAAAAAGGATTTATAAAACCTTATCTTTCATATTTGGTAATGAAAATTTATGAATTAAGCGAATTTTATTCACAAAATGTACTTGATGCAGCATATGAAGTTTTTGATCACTATTTTGAATTCATTTTATGTGATAAAGAAACTTTTGGATGTTTGATTGAAGATATTGTTAATAATAATTTTGATAATGGACAGTGGATTAATAAATTTGAAGAGATATACTTAAATATTTTACAAATCTATAAAAAGGACAATTAATAAGCATATTTACATTATTAATCATAAATAATTTTAATTCTAGAACTTCTCTTCTTTGAGGCTATGGAATAAATTATATTATATAAATAAAAATGGAAACGCAAATTGCAAAGGAGAACTTATTATGAAAGTAACTACATTTTTATATTGTTTAAATTCTGTAAACAATACCACACCTACGGAAACGCATATAACTGCGGATGGTATTTTACCAATGATCAAGGCAGATTTTATACCTACTACTTTTTCCTTTTCTTTTATACTTGGAGTTACTGGATTGGATATGTCTAAAGATCACACTATTACCATTACATTTAATGATCCAAACAATAAGCCATTAATTGAAAGCAACGATTTTAATATGCCAAAAGATGATAAAGTTAATGGTCTTCCTATCGGAGCTCAAGGATTTATGTTAAGTATGGATTTTAGAAATACAAAACTAGAACAAGAAGGAATGTATTATACCAATATTATAATTGATGGAGAAAATTTAGGAAATTATGAAATCTACGTTGCAAGAAAAAAACAAGACTAACGAAGAGGATATTGTAATAATAAAAAATTCAACTTTCACAGATACTGGTGAAAATAAGCCATCAGGAAACGTAGTAAAAACATTAGCGACATTTGTTACATTTTCTATGATTTCTGTTAGTGGTAATGCAGTTTCTGTTCCAATAGAACAACAATTAAGTCATTCAATCGAATGTCAGGCTTACAAAAACATTGAATTTCCAATTATAAACAATATACCTATGAAGTCAGATATGGTAAAATATACTACAATGATTGATGATACCTCAAAACTAAAAATTTCATTAAATACTTTAGACGTTACAGTCCAACAGCATATCTATGATTTAAGGAAGGAGAATACTATGTTAAGAACTCGACTTAGTAAAAGCTTACCTATACATACGATAACTTATTTGATAGTTACTGGAAGTCTGATTTCTTGTAGTTTATTACTTATATTGTTACAGTTTATAAAAGGGATATATATTTTTAGATTTTACACTTTATTTTGTGCATTATTAATTGGACTTACTCTGTTTTTCACAGCACTTGTTTCGCTTAAGGATTGGAAGGAGTTTTTAAATGAAAGATAAAAAGCCAAAAGATAAAGAACGTTGGTTTTTTAAAATTTTTAAATTGCTAGAATTAGAAAAAACAACTCCTCACGGGAGAACAAATTTAGCTGGTGTTCTTATTATTGCTTTTTTTACATTCTGTGCATGTATAGGAAATACCATGGCAATTATTATAAATGCTGGTACTAATATGTTTAAAACATGGGTCTTAAAAAAGGATATTAATTATCCTTCTGAATCTGTTAGTTTTTTACAATGTATAATACCTCTTCTTATTGCTTTTACACTTTGTTTGCTTTATTTATGTTGGCACGAATGGGCTAAGAGTAAAATAAGTAAACAACAAAATAAAGATGATGATGATTAGATAAAAATAAGAGTTTTCGTTACTATGCAAAAGCTCTTATTTTTTCTTGTTAAAAATATCTTGATTTTTCACACAACTTGACATATAATCATAAATAACAAGAATAACTTTCTATTTTTGCTCCGCATGTTACTTATTATTGACTGATTTTTTGTAAAGGAGTGATTTTTTTGAATCATACAATGAGAGAAGCTTTTAATGAAGATTATACGTCAGAAATCAAGAATAGTATTTATCAAAACGTTGATTATGGCATTATGGCATTTAATAAATTCCTTCAAGGTAACAAGAAATTCCTTGAAAATGCCGATAAATGTACATTAACGAGATTATTATCGCATAGCGTAAATACATCTTTGTTTGATGCGGCTTATACCCCAGAAGCTGTTTTTAAAGCAGAGAAATTATCTACAAATGGTTTTGGTCAATCAATAGTATTGATTACTACTCCCCACTTCGTATCTTCTACAGGTAAAACAAATAGTATACACGAACTGCCAAACAAAGCTAATTATAAGATGAAATTAGCAAAAGGTAATCATTATGGAGATGGCCAATACTTCTTTAATTTCGATAATGAGGAGATTTCTGATCAACCATATTATAGTAACATTATCTATGGTTACAACTATCGATCCATGGACTGTACTCATATTGCTTTAATTGTTCCAGATGAGAAGTATAAAAGCATACTACATACGGTTCCATTAGAAGCTCCTATGCATCTTGATGTTGTTCCGGATACAGTTTCAGAGAATATTGGAATCAAGCTATTAACAGAATATGAAAATATTATAAAGAAGGTAGAATAAAAATGATACAACATGATATTATACCATCAAGAATCAAGCAAGCCAGAGTATCCAGAGGATACTCTATGGCCGATCTTGGTAATCTTGTTGGTGTTTCAAGACAGGCGATATCTAAATACGAAATAGGAACATACACACCCACAGAAGCTGTATTAAGTAGAATTGCTTCTGTTCTCCGATATGAGATATCCTTTTTCCGCAAGCCGCTTCCATCTGATGCTGCTTCTCCAAGTACTGTATTCTTTCGGAGTAGGCGTTCAACTACAAAAAAATCAAAAGAAGCTGCAAAGGAAAAGATAGCTATATTTCAGGAAATTGACAAATATCTGAGACAATTTGTCAGCTTTCCTAAAGTTAATCTTCCTACTATAGATTATCATTTTACTTATGAACAATTAAATATTCAACAAATTGAGGAATTTGCAATAGCTGTACGAAACAATTGGGGATTAGGTAATGCCCCAATTGTTAACCTTACCAATGTTTTTCAGAAAAATGGTATTATGATTTCTGTTATGAATTTAAATAATAAAAAAATTGATGCCTTTTCTGTATGGAAAGATGCAATTCCATATATATTTCTTAGTTCTGAAAAATACAGTGATGTTAGGCTACGCTTTACGTTAGCGCATGAACTAGGACATTTATTATTACATGCTAACTATATTAACGAAGAAGAAATTCAAACGAAAGTTATATTTGACAAAATAGAGAAAGAAGCTGATTTATTTGCTGCCGCCTTGTTATTACCAGCTACTACTTTTTCTAATGACATCTATTCTACTTCTATTGATCATTTTATCAATCTAAAGAAAAAATGGAAAGCATCTATTGGATCCATGATATATAGATGTCAAGACTTAGATTTATTAACTGAAAATCAAATAAAATATTTAAAAGATCAGATGTCATATAATCATTATTGGAAATCAGAACCTTTGGATAATATAATCCCACTAGAACACCCCTTTGCTCACAAACAGGCTTTTGATTTGATTCTTGATAACCATATTGTAACCGAAACAGATGTTGTTGAGGAAATAGGATGTGAGGCATCTGAAATTGAGGAATATTCGTTTTTGGAAAAAGGACGACTTACTCCTTCAAGCATACCAGATAATATTATTCATCTGTTTTAATTTTATATACTCTAATCACAAAATTTAGCTCCTAAAAATACAAATTTTTAAGGAGTGATATTATGTCTGTATACAAAGACACAAAACGCAATACCTGGTACTGTCAATTTTATTACACCGATTGGAAAGGCAATCGAAAGCAAAAACGTAAACGGGGCTTTCTAAAGAAGCGAGAAGCCCAGGAATTTGAAAGAATGTTTCTGGAACACTTCAGTACTTCTCCAGACGTTACTTTCAAAGCATTAGCTGATAAATATTATAATTATGCCAAGCATCGTCAGAAAGAGTCTACATTGTATAATTTAAGAGGACATATAGACAAACATTATCTACCATTTTTTGAGAATTTAAAGATTGTTGAAATAACAAGCGCACATATTACCAAATGGCAAAATAACCTCATTTTAAGCAATTATAAGAGGTCATATATAAAGACATTGACTAGTCAGTTATCTTCGATATTTGAATATGCTGTGCGCCATTGCGGACTAAAAGAAAATCCTTGCAGGAATCTCGATCAATTAAAAGATAAAGGCAACAAAAAATTTCAGATCTGGACAGAACAGGAATTTAATGAATTTTATAATTTATTGTCAAATCCTCGTCAAAAAATAATGTTCGAAACATTATTTTATACCGGAATGAGAAAAGGCGAGCTTATGGCATTGACTCAAGAGGATCTATACTATGATCAACAAAATACCTGCTATATGATTAGCATTACAAAAACATATTCAACCGTCGGTAATAAAAAGATGATCACTACACCTAAGACAAAGAAAGCGGTCAGAGATATCTCGATTCCGGACTTTTTATATTTTGATTTCATGGCTTATATCAAAAGAGTTCCTGGAATGAAATCAACAGATAGAATCTTTCCAGTTAATTCAACATATTTAAATGATGCAATGCTTTCAATGTACAAAAAGCACCCAGAAATCAGACAGATCAAAGTCCATGATCTCCGACATTCCCATGCATCAATGTTGATCCATATGAAGGTAGATATCGCAACACTATCTTACCGACTCGGACATGAAAATATTTCTACTACTCTTGACACTTATTCACATATGTATGGTAACAGCCAAAAGGATGTTGCTGATCAATTAGATCCGAAAAATTTCAAATTTTAATGTCAAATTAATGTCACGGAACTCTAAAACATATAAATTTAATGTCACAACTCAAAAAGAAGGCTAGTCAAATTTCACGACTAACCTTCTTGATTTTTACTGTAATTCTTCCTCAGACACCAGATTTTTCATGCTTCTAAGCCCAATACAAAGGGTTGAAGTATTATGTAATACGGCAGATGTTGTTGGCTGGATAAAGCCTAACACACCGGCTCCAATAAGCCCTGCGTTAAATCCAACAATAAAGCGGTAATTATTATGAATTCGGCGCATTAAGTGGTTACTGATATGTTTGAGAGTTACCAGACCATGTAAATGGTCTCCTTCAATCGTTACATCTGCGATTTCTCTTGCAATCTGAGCTCCATCACTGATCGCGATTCCAACATTAGATGCAGATAATGCTGGAGAATCATTGATTCCATCTCCGATCATAATAACTTTTCTTCCTTCGGCTTTTTCTTTCTCAACGAAAGCAGCTTTATCCTCTGGAAGTACCTCAGCATGATATTCATCCACACCAACTTTGGCTGCAATAACCTTTGCAGTACGATCACTGTCTCCAGTCATCATAACGACTTTCTTGATTCCAGCAGCTTTTAATGCTTTGATCACATCTTTGGCTTCTTCACGTAATGGGTCTTCAATACAGATTACACCTGCAAGTTTTCCTTCGATCGCCATATATAAATGCGAACATTCTTCAGGCAGTTTCTCAAATAACTCTTCTTTGCCTTCAGGAATTGTACACTGCTCATCTTCGAATACAAAATGATAACTTCCAATGACAACTTTTTTATTCTCGATCATGGAAGAAATTCCATGAGCCACGATATACTCAACCTCAGAATGTAATTCTTCATGTACAAGATTTCTGTCAACAGCTGCCTGAACTACAGCTTTTGCCATAGAATGAGGGAAATGTTCCTCTAAACATGCGGCAATTCTTAATAATTCCTTGCATTTCATTCCGTTAAATGAAACAATATCAAGAACAGTAGGTTCCGCTTTTGTTAAAGTTCCTGTTTTATCAAAGACGATCGTTTCGGCTTCTGCCATTGCTTCTAAGTATTTACCACCTTTGACAACGATCTGATGGTCATTTGCTTCCTTGATCGCAGATAAAACAGAGATTGGCATTGCAAGTTTTAATGCACATGAGAAATCAACCATCAGTACAGATAAAGCTTTTGTTACATTTCTTGTAAACAAATATGTGAGAGCAGTTCCAGCCAATGTATAAGGAACTAGACGATCTGCAAGATGTTCTGCTTTACTTTCTAAAGAAGATTTTAATTTTTCAGATTCTTCGATCATCGTAACAATCTTATCAAATTTGCTTGATCCATTTACTTCTTTTACGCAAACTTTTAAGTCACCCTCTTCAACGACAGTTCCTGCATATACGTATCCGTCAGGAATCTTGCGAACAGGTGTTGATTCTCCAGTTAATGATGCCTGATTGACCATTGCTTCACCATCAACAACAACTCCATCAAATGGGATCATATTTCCCATCTGTATGTGAACGATATCGTTAGCATCAATTTCGTTGGATGGAACTAAAATCTCATGATCTTCTTCGACTTTCCATACCTTATCAATATTCAAGGACATGCTTTTTGCAAGATCATCGACGGATTTCTTATGTGTCCATTCTTCGAGAATTTCTCCGATTCCGAGTAAAAACATGATAGAGGATGCGGTATTGATATCTCTTCGAATGATCGATACTCCGATTGCCGTACCATCAAGTACTGGAACTTCAATCTTACCCTGAGCAAGTGTATGAATTCCTTCATATATATATTTCAAAGATTTGATCACTGTGATCCCTGCTCTTAATGGATATGGAAATAATAATTTGTTTCCATAATGGAATAAGACTTTACTTATAAGTTTCTCCTGATATGTCTGGTTTAATTGTCTGCTCTGACTTTCTTGATAATTATCAGGGACTGTGATGATTCCATGATAAAATTCCTTTAAAGCAGTAAGAATTTCACTGCGGCTGGCATCATAACAGATCACAATGTCATTTGTGCGGTCATAGATTTTTACAGATGTTACAAAATCTTTTGTTATAAGATAATATTGAAGTTCATCTGCCTGATCAGCACTCATTGTCTTCTGGCAGTTATGAATACGAATTCTGCCTCGAATCTCATGTTTGATCGTAAATTTCAT